ATTTAGTCCGTCTTCATTTGTTAACAGTAAACTATTATAGTAGTCATCCCAAGGTATAGGAAATCTTTTATCAAGCACACCACCATTTAGTTCTCTGATAACTTCGTTGAGTGCGTTGATTGTGTAGAGTGTGTTGCTTTGTTTTTTTCTATGTAATGAGATGGTATTTGGAATATCATCAGGATGATTATCAGCATCGTACTCAACATTGTAAGTACAGATTAGTTGGTTGTGGTCTTTACCATTCTGGAATACATATATCTTATCGTAGAGTATATCATTACATAAGATGATTAGGTCAAGAATATCGTTTAGATTTTCTTTTTGAGTGAATGTGCAGAGTAGCTGAGTTTTCATTATCTATCCACATCCTTTAATGCTTCCATTCTATTGGCTAACTCTGGATGCAACTTCATTTCTAATTTCCAATTAGTCCCATATCCTATTCCATCAGGTCTAGTGTTTATTACAGCGACTTCTATATCTTCTCCACCATCTACAGAGTATATTATTGAAGAGGGTGGTGGTTCATCTCTAACTTTTAGATTCTCTTCTACTTCTTCAAATGAACTTACTCCAAAAATATCTCTAAGAGTTTGCTGGTCAGCACTCAAATCTCCGAGCGCCATATTCTCTTCACCTCTCATCAGAGATTTCAAAGGAAAGTCCTCTCTAATAGATTTTAACAATCCTTGTTTAGCAGAATCGTCACTAAGCAAATGGTCAGCAACTGCTTTAGCATGGTCATGAGAGTTACTTATTATCCCACCAATAGCTTTAGAACTACCACCATCTGGATTTTGTTCAGCTGCTATTGATTGTAAAATCATAGAGTTTTTCTGAACTGACCTCAAGTCTCCTTTTCCACCCATCATCTGTTTTACAACATCTAAACTAAGTTCCCCATCTGGTGTATCTGACAATAACTTTTTTATCTTTTCTAAATTAGCTTCAGCCCAACCTGGTTTTTGATTTAATTTTTTTCTGACACTTTCTAGTACTCGTAACTGTTCTTCTTCACTCATTGAATTAAAATTATTTACAGCATCTTTTATCTCGTCATTGTTTTCTTTTAGTGATTCACGATGAAGCTGTGCTTGTTTTCTTTTTACTTTCTCGACATCAACATTATCAGGAACACCAGCGTTATATTTATTCTGAATTTCTTTTATCCTTTTATTTGCTTCATCTCTTTTTCTTTTTGCATCAGAACCTTTTACCCCCTTTAAGCTATCCACTACCGTAACCAATTTATCATATTCTTGTAAATCTTCTGAACTAGCTTTTCCTCTTACAATAATATCAGGAACTCTTCCTGTAGTAGCATTTAGTAAGTTAGCTAACTTATCTTTTTTCAAAGAAACTTCATCTATTAAAGTCTCACCATCAACTTCAACAGTAAAATAAACATCGGTACTAAACCCTTTATCTCTTTTGTAATCTTCCATACCCAAAGCCTCTACTTCATTTTCTATATCCCAAGCAGCATTTTTGAACTTCCAATTACCCTCACCAAATTGATTGTCATACCTTTTTCTAATATTTTTCCTAACCTCTTTAGCAGACTTTACCCAACTCTTATCGATTATACCACCTTTGTTATTTTTATTTTTAGTATGTTCATCAAGTTTATCTAATAAAGCATTTGCTTCATTATCATCGTCAATGGATGTAATCATCATAGTCATAATCTCACCGGCTGTAGATGATATAGTCCCACCACCAGCTGAATCTGTAAAGTCGCTTATCTTTACACCACCAGTTTTTTTAGTATTCAACATTCTATGCAAAACTTTTAAATATTTTTTAGGAAATGGTAGTGGTTTAGGTAAATGTTTTTCTAATTCATCAATAGATATTTCATCTCCGACTTTCTGAATTATTGGGTTGTTTTCAAATTCCTCATCAGAAACACCATCTTCTGATAATTGTCCTTCATTAAATTCACTTGTTGCGTTGTTTGCTTTTTCTTGATTTAGTTTTTTAACTTTTTTATCTTCTGGTTTTTCATCTTTAGGTTCTCCTTTACCATCTCCTTCAGCATCACCTACTGTCGTTTCTTCATCACCTATCGTAACCTTAGTTGTCTTTCTCATCTTATGCTTTTTATTGTAAGCGTCAAAAGCAGCTTGATTCTTAAAATCTATTTCCACCATCAACGTATTTAACAACTCAGCCCTAGCTTCCTTACTCCAACCAAAGTCATTCAGTACTGACTCTAATATTATCAACTTAGCACTATTCTTTACATCTGGCTTACCATCGCTTGTACGATAAGACCACTCTACTAATATTTCATTTAAATCTGTAATCATTTAAACTTCCTCGTTATATCTTCCATTTCATGGTAGTTCCACCCTTTACCAACCTTGGCTGGAAACTTACCTTTTTGTTCAATAATACCTTTTACCTTCTGTAGAAAATCTAATCCATCTGGCAGGTAAAAGTCAAATAAAAATGAATCATAACTATACAGAACTAATTTACTTTTATAACCATTTATTTTAGGTAGAAGCTCTGTTAGTATCTTCATATTATTCTCTGTTTCCATCAACTGTATAAGATAGTTAAATACCTTATTTTTGTTCATATCAGACAGATTTTTCTTATATATTCTCTTATTATAAATATCAGATTCTATGAAATTCATTGATTTATATTGACTCCAAACCTCATCTATATATACTTGAACTTTAGCAAAAAATGGATTACTTTTTATCACCTCATCAGGTATATGACCATACAAAAATTGAAATGATAAAGACTTTGCTTCGTCATAATCGGTATCATATAATTTAGCCATATGATTATGTACCGAACCTTTTGGAAACTGATAGTCTACCACCTCACCGATCAATCTTAGATGATAAGCATCATAATCCATCTCTACCAACATTCCCTCTTTACCATATCTACTTACAAACTTCTTTCTACTACCGTCCTTTTTATTAAGAGCAGCAAAGTTTAAACCACCGAATCTATTTGATGGGCGGCCTGTAGCGGTGTAAGGATTATACTCTGAATATACCATACCATCTACAGTCTGTAATCCATTTGATTCTATCTTTTGTAGGTTCTCCAATACATCCTCATTATAAATGTTATACACCGATTGAGTTTCTTTCAGTCCAATGATACCAGCTACCTTTAGAACCTCTACCACATTCCTACACCATTCTAAATGCTTCATGATTGGTATCACACAATTTATATTAGACTTACCATAATACTTTCTATAAAAGTATTCATGTGCATTTGTTAATATATTATCTATGGACAATGGTTCGTTCTTTTCTAAGTAATGATTCATCTGTACATCATGTGTGTTCTTCCAATCAAAGAAATGTAGTAGCTTCTTCTTATCGTGAGTGTAAACATTTTTGGGAGTCCAAAGACTATCAATGATATGCTCTTCTAAGTTAAGAGTATCTGAATGTCTAAATGGTAAGATGTATTCTTTAGAATCTTTATCCATAGTTTTTACATAGAGTATACACAATCTAGTACTTCTTGGATGTTTATTAAAATCACATTCGATTGGTATAACTATGGAATCTACTTTACTGAATACCCTAGCAAACTTTTTATACTCTTTCTTTGTTTCTACTATAACCAATCGTGTGCCTCAGCCCATAGTTTAGTTGTCATCGGATAAACCTCTAACATTAAATCTAATAGAACCTTAGCATAATCTTGTATCTCTATCTGTGCAGTCTTTTCGTTTCTCAACTCAATAAAATTCATTACGGCCTGAAAGGAAGCTGTCCAATATACCTCTGTGTATAATGTAAGTGGTAATATACAACGAGCTTGTTCTTTAGCCATACCAGCATCTATCATATTTTTGTAAGCAGTCAAAGTCATACTATGTGCTTGTTTCCAATTAGCAGCTATTGCTATTTCGGATTGACCTTCGAACTGACCTTCCGATGCTTGTTTGTTATCATCAGATTGTTTTCTGTAAATGGTTGGTTCGTAAAACTCATCATACTCAACATACCTACCACTAATCTCATTCCAAGCATGGTCTTTGGTAGATGAGTTGGATGTTGTCTCTATTCCAACTACATGCTTATACCATTGTCTCATTACAAATTCAGGTGCCTTTAGATGGAACTGAACTTGTAAATGCCTGAATGGAGAATAGTGTTTATGTTTAGCAAGATAACGAACAAGTCTTTCGTCTGACTTATCGAACTTTGTTTTTCTTTTACCGAATGATACTCTAGCTGAATTGACGACTGTTAAATCGTTTCCTAACGAATCAATAACCTCAATAAAGCCTTTGTCTAAAACTTTACTTTTCATATGTAACCTCTATTTGTATATAAGTATTATATAGATAACCCAAAATGTAAATTAATATGAACCACCACCAGCTCCACCTGCCATTACTCCTGGTGGAGGACCAGATGGTGCACTTTGTTGTGTGTTAGTAGTTTTTGGATTTGTTGTTTGTGTTGTTGTGGTAGTTTCTTGTTGTGCATCACCTTGTTGACCTGTAATTCCTAACCTATCGATTATCGATTGTCTAACACCAACTTTAGAATCTGAACGATAGTATTGTAGAATAGGTAGCAGCTTACCAATGTTAGATATCTTTATTGAAGCAACTGTTATCTCTCTCTGATTTGATTTGGTAACCCTAATCTTATTTCCTCTAATATACCAGCGTAATGATACAAAGTTGTACATAGGTGATGATTCAAAATCATCTTCTGAAACTTCGAATGCTGGTGACCTTGTATCGTTAGCTTTTTTAGCAAAGTATCTAGTCATCGTACCATTCTTGTAATCATCTTCGGTTGGTGGTTTAGATGTTGATTTTAATTGTACAACCTCTTGTTTGTTTAAAGTATTGTAGTAATCAAAGTCGCTATCAAAAATACTCTTTCTAAATATCAACTGAGTTCTTTCGTTGTGTTCTCCACCAGTCATATAATGAACCTCTAAATCTTTTGTATAGTGTACATGATAAAGAGATCCTTTTGAAATATACTTTCCTCTTTTAGAGTAAAATTCTTTCTCTTTAGCAACCTTATTCTTTTCTACTCTGTCCGTATTTTCGTGTATAGCAGATATAGCAGGAGATACTTTTGGTAGCTTATTACTTCTTTTTTCTAAAAATTCTTGTAGTTGAACACTCATTCTTTATCTCCTATGATGGTGGAGTATATCCTGGATTCCACTCCCCATACCAATAAGTATCTCTTTCTCTTCTTAATAAATCACCTGTTGGTTGTACAGGAGGAAATATTGTAAAATTATCCTTATCCACAAATTTAGTTTGTGATTTACCACTTTCATTCTTTCCCTCTATATAAGCATCCCAATAAGCTTGTCTTATCTCTTTTGGTTGTCCACTTCTGACCAATGTATTCTCAACCCTATCCTCACCTTTACCTGAAAATCTAGCACCGGTCAAACTACCATTAGTTTTTTTGTATAAAGGTCTCCAATCCTCTCTTAGATTGTAAAGTATTCGATTATGGTCAAGACTGAAGTTATATGTAGATTTCTTTTCGATGAAGTTCAACTCTTGTGGAGTTGCAACCACTATCTCCTTTGGTAACTCTTTCTTAATATTTTCATTTACAGCAATCGTAGCCTCAACAGGACTTTCAAAGTTAAGCTCTTCTACTTGTGGTGCTTCAAACCTTTGTGGTTTCTGAACTTCTCCAGTTTCATTGGTTAGCTCAGGAGCTGGTTGAACATAAATAATCTTCTGTGACTTTATTTGGTCAAGTAAAGATAATGGATTTAGGTTACCATAATCACCACCTCTTCTTATTGGTTGAGATGGTAAAACCGGTTCTACCCTTGGGTCTGGTTCAGGTGGGTACTCTACTAAATCAGTATTATTATTTACAGCGGTTCCGTTAGTAATAGCATTTGCTATGAGTTTATCTATCTCATCAGGACCCAACACAGGACCGACATCTAATAAAGGAGGACCAGGTGGAGATACATCAGGCACTCTTTCTGGTTGATTTTCTATCTCAGTTTTAGCTCTTCTCAAAGCTAATGTAGATGGATAGGGTGGTGGTATCCAAGGTGGTATATCGTCAAAATCTAAATCTTCTAAATCAACATCACCTTCTATATCTACATCGGTGGAGGTGTTTACAGGGAGGTTTGTCCTACTCACTGGAGCTGGTATTTCTTGAAACTCCGGAATATCTTCAAAATCTAAATCTTCTAATTCTTGGTCACCCACTATGTCCTCGTCCTCCATTGGTACTGAAATAAATGGTCTCTCAGGAGGTGGTGCCTCTTCTTCTTTTACAAAAGTAACAAAGTCATCACGAGGTATGTGATTTATTCTCATCTTAGAGTTAAGTTCCGTTTTCCATCCTGTTTCATCAACCTTATGAGTAACATCGAATAATTGAAAGTAAGTTAAAGGACCCAATTCTTCTTTAGGTGGTTGTGATGTAATAATATCAATATTCGCATCTGATAGTTCAGATTCACCATCTTGTTCAGGTCCTTCGTTAATTCCTGCTTCCCTACTCTCATCAGAACTTAAATAAGCATAACTAATCAATTCTGATTTATATTTTTCCTCTATATACTCCGTATGAATTAAATCAAAAGGGATTATACCACCCGTACCATCTATCTCTAAGCCTAGTTCTGCTGGTATTAGATTACTCATATCAAATTGTTGAACTGGCGAATTTGAATTAAGATAAGAGTTAAGTGTATATTGAATTTTAGGATTTAAAACTAATTCTTTTTTCTCATTGACTGAATACATAACTGGATTTTTATCTCTACTCTTTATACCAATAAATTCAATTTTAGGACCATTTGGAGTTTGTATAACTTCAAAATAACCCTCTGGCTCTGTTTTTGAATTTCCTCCTGATGTTTTATTAGATGATGTTTCTACATCGGGTGTCCATTGTTTCCACCAACTTTTTGAAGCTTTAGGATTAATATTTAAACCAAATCCGTCTGCAGTAGATATTGGAGTATTAGGATTAACATCCTCACTACCAACATTTGTCTTTATAACTCCATTTTGACCAGCACTGTTTTGATGAGATGATTTCATATTTTTAAGGTAAGCATCATCGAACTCACTTGTTTTATCATTTCTAAATAATTTATCTAACTGACCATTAGCAAATTCAGGATCATTGTCACCTTTTTGTTTATTAGAACCATAAAGTATTGTGATTGCCTGAGCATCTGGTATTTTAAATGTTAAGCTTTGATTCTTAACAAAGCTTCCAACCTTAAAAGCAGGAAATTGAAATATTCCACCACCATCATCTTTTACCAAATTGCTGTTTTCTTGATATGTGGTGTATTGTGGATTCTTTTCTTCTGTATCTGACTTGTCGATGACTTTTATATTAGTAGAATTATATGGATCTACACAAAGTTCAAAATCCCAAACATTATGAAAATTTGTATTTAAATTTGTTAGCAAATTGTTAATTGCAGTTTCAATAGTTCCTGGAGGATTTATATTATTACTTGAAGTATCTTTTGAATTTGCGTCTCTTATACCAAAAGCGTTTTGTATTTCTTTTATATTTACATATATGTTTCTCAATTTACCAAAGCCTATTTTTGTATTTGATTGAAATCTTTTTAAATTAGTTCCTAAAGTAGTAAATTTACTATAAAATTGTTCCATAGATGTTAAGCCTTTTGGACTTTTATATTTAAGAATAGTAACACCCATATAAGATAAAAGAGGTATAGATAAATCTTGTTGAGAGCCATCAATAAAATCAGTACTGCTTTTTTCAGCTATAAAAAATTTGAAAGGATTAACAGGAACCATTCCTGGAGGATTTCTTATCAGACTATCTCTTTTTACAAATTCATTATACTCTGATAAATTTTCTAAATCTATATCATATTTTTTTTCATATTCAGTTATTATATCTTCACTTAAATCTTTAGTTGGTATTGGTTTTCCTTCATTATCTAAAACTGAATCTATACTTCTCATCGTAAGCTTTATATCTTTTGTATCACCAGCCTCAAAAGAAATATATCTGTTAACTATATTATCTTCAAACCATCCCCAAGTTACAAAAATATCTCTTTGATGATCTCTAATTGTGTATATGACATCAGGTCTACCTTTATTATTAGCAGAATTTATTTCTTTAGTCGGAATAGTTGGACCAAAAGTCTTTTTTGGAATAGTGTCTGCAAAAATTCCATATCCAGACACTTTTTTACCTTTAGCATCTTGAACAGGAGCTAAGTTTTCATACCCATTTCTTATATCCTGTTCTACTTGGTATATATTGGCTACCTCACCATTCACAGATGATTTAGCTTTAAAAACATTAAACTTAACTATGTTTTCTAAATTAAGAATACAATTTATTAAACTGTCAGGTGGTGTGGATTTAGCGTCTTTTCCACTAATTTTCAAACCAGCCTGATTACCACCTCTATCTATTGGTTTCTTAAATAAAGAATTTCCCATAGCAATTATTTTTGTGACACAATCAAAACCACCATCTTCTCTCAAATTATACTCAAAATTTGTAATCTGTCCACCTATAGCATCATAATCACCATCTTTTTTTAATATCAAATCTTGTGGATTATTGAATATGTTTGGATCTATAAGAACGTTCCTTATATCATTATCCACATTTTGTCCGTTTACTCTACTAGTAACCACATCGTTTCCAAAGTAAATAAACGTATCAACCAGTTGACTATCTATTTTTTTATTACCATAAACCCAACCCCAATCTACAACAACCGTTTTACCAACTGTAAAGAAGTGTGGAGTTAATTCATTTAACATATCTATATGAGGAACAACCCAACTAACTGTACACTCTCTGATAGCTTTAAATCCACCTTTATATGAACACTCAATACTTTTAATGCCAGGTAAAGGTTTTATTTCACCCCCAAATTTTCCATCGTCATAAGCTTTGCTAAAACCAAATTGTTTGTTTTCAAAATTACCATCTCTCAAACCACCCTCTATCAATTTATTATGTCTTACATTTGATTTATTAGAAGCCATCCTTACAAACGGAGTTCTAGTAGCCATGTCTTTTATTGAAAGATGTTCGTTAGGATTATTAGAGCTAACCTTTCTGGCTAAAGCTCTTTCCTTAGCCTTCATCTTTTCTTGTATATTTTTTGATATGAATTTTGTAAACATTTTAGAAGTTTGATTTAATCACAGATTCCAATATATCATCTATTCGTGTTGGTATTCTAAGTTTTACTTCTGGATCTGGTGATATCTTTCCATTGTTAATTTCGTTAGCTTTTGCGATAATCCACCAAAGTGTAGGATCTTCATAGTAACGTTGTGCCAAAGTATCAAACCTATCACCGTATAACGGATAAACAAAGATATCAGTATCTTTGATTGGTATGTTTGGTACAATCGTTGGTTTGTAGTATCTTTTATTATCTTTGTCTTTTTTTACTAAATTATTTCTATAACGCATTATTGTTCAGCTCCTACCTTACCTTGACCTAATTGTTCAAATACATTCTTTCTCCAAGCTTCATCTCTCTCAGGATAAAGAGGAAATCCTAATTCGCTCTTATCTGTGTATATGTTTTTGTTAGGAGCACCTGCTACTTCGTAAGAACTTCCATCAGATTCAATCCAATTTAAATCATAATGTTTTCCTTTTGTTGCTGGTGCATATTCTCCTATATGTCTAAACTCACAAGCTGCTTTTATGAAATGTGGAAATTGTAGTCCCTCATCTAATTCCCAAGTAGATTGTTCCTCTACCGTTACAGTTAGAGAACTTAGTATACCTGGAGTCTCCACAAACATATCACCCATAGTTAATTCTATAAAAGGTGAAACCATTCTTTCACCCTCTGTATAAGATGGGTAACATAGTCCTACTAAGTAATTTAACTTTTCCATTAATATCGGTAACTCTTGTTTCGTCTTAGGATAAAGACTGAATGTAAAGGCTATACTTCTATCTACACCTTGATACACAAATAGTTTATCTGGTCTTCCTATATATCTATCCTCTGCATATTCAGGTGTTACTGTATCTGTGATTCCTTCTAGTATAGCTCTGAATATTAAAAACTTATCATTTATCACATCTTTGAATCTAAACTTTATGAAATCTTTTGTTGTAACACTATCGTTTACATTAATACTTTCTCCATCTACGGATGCTCCATATGGAGTCATATTAACCTTATCAACATTAGAAGACAGCATATCTCCTTTGATTGTACCCAATACAGGATTGTTAGTTATTTCTAAACTTCTATTTTCTCTACCAATGTCATTATTCACCCTTGCTCTTAAAAATCTATCCGTAAGATTGAAATCATCTATTTCTGTATTACTCCCATCTACATATCTATTTGCTTCTGATGGTGATAATGGATTGTTAGCATCATATCCCGAATCACTATTTAATCTATCATATTCAAGTGTAGAGTGTCTTCGTGCTGTCAAATCGTTAAATGTACCACCATCTTTACTCTCTGCTTTATCAGCTTCAGCTTTGGCTGCAGAACCGTTACCACTACCAGCTTCAATAGTAAAATGAGGAACACCATTAACCACAGACATTGGAGCTGATGAAATAGGGAATAGATACTTATTTGGATTCATCATTAACATTCTATCTTTAAGAGGTATCTCAACACCAGCTATCTCCATAGAAGCTTGTGCACCTAATCTACTAAAACCACCTACTTCATCTATCTTATCATTTATCTTATTAAAAAGAGTGTTTCCTACAACAGGTATTGATTTAATCTTTTTACCAAGTCCTTTATCTCCTTCTAATCTATCAAGTGGATTAACATCTTCATATTTTATACCACCTAAATGTCTTTCTACATGTGTTGGAAATAGAAAAGAACCAGCCGCTCTTAATAATCCACTTAAATCACCTTGTAATAAATCACTAGCCCCAGCTATTCCTAAAGTAGAAAGAGGATTGTATATCTTACTTTCTAAGGTAGGATTAAGAGCTTGAAAAGCAAATTGTTTAGCTACAAAAGATATACCCTTACCTGATATCATAAACTTAAATACCCTAGCCTTATCAGCTAACCCAACTGAAGTTCTAGTTAATAAACCTACAACTCCTAAAGCACCAGCAACCACATTACCAGCAGTTCCACCGATAGCACTCTCATTTAAAACATTATCCCAATTTGAACCGGGTTTTCTTAATATAATTGGATGAGTGTTGTTACCATCAAATGGGCCTTTGTTAGCTACCTTTCTAAAATCAGCAGTACTGAATAAACCATTACCATCCACTCCATTTGGAACGTTTTTAAATGTATCCCTACCATCTTTTCTAAACTCAAATAAATCTTTTATATAGTCGCTATCTCCGTAAATGTTTTTTGTTGTTTCTACAGAAAATGGTTTTACAAATTTATCAAATGGAGATTCATCCTCTACTTTTCTAAAAGCCTCTTTTCTAACTTTAAGTGTTTTAGTCCCCGCACCCAAAGGTGTTGATAATGAAAATCTACTGTTGTAACTAGCTATTGGCGTGGTCATAAAATCACCACCATGTGCATTTGGAACCGATGGTGTATTATCAAAAGGTTCAATATTAAACTGAGTAGGACCTGAAGAAATATGTTGTTGAACATCAAATACCTGAGAGTTATATGGTACTTTAAACATGCTAACAAAGTTAGCTAATGGTGTAGTCATAAAATCACTACCATCTGCGCTTGGAACTTTAGGAACATTGTTGAAACTAAAATCACCTATATTAAAAGTCAATGATTCGTTTGCTGGTGGATTATAATTACTAACAGCGTTAGCTATTGGAAAAAATCCATTTTTAAATTGTGTAGGGAAGTCACTACCCCATGTTTGACTTAATTGTCCATCAGAAGCTGGTACAAAACCTGATGCATTAGCCGGTACAGCAGAATTAGCTTTTTTGTAAAGAGACTCCAAATCTGTTTTAGGAGTAAAACCAGGAGCGTCATGATTAGGAAAGTAATCCACACCATTCTCTATCTGTGGGTCTAGTTTATCGTATGCAACATCACCTTTGGTTTTGAAGTTAGATAAATCTGATACCATTTTTTCTAAAGCCACTTCTTATCTCCTATGAACTTAATGCTAAGTCACCAACCTTGTTTGTTAGTCTATTCATTAATGTTGAGTTTTGTTTAATTAATTCTTTTAGTAAGTTATTACTCTCTCTACCACCGAACTGAGTTCCAGCTATTGACTCACCTTTGTGTACCACAGCCATACCGGTTTCTCTTACCACACCACCAGTTTGGGCTTTTGGTATTATGTTCATCTTTTGTGCACCCTTCATCGCGAGGAATCCAGTGGCTCCAGCTGCTGCACCAATCAACCCACCTGTCAATGCACCACCAGCCATAGCAGAAGTGGCCGCACCGAGTGTTATCATACCTATAATAGCCCCCAACACAGCACCTATACCTACAAATTTTCCGAAACTAGAAAGTAATTGCATATTTTGGTCACTAATCAAAGATGTAACTTTTTCTTGACCGGCAGCTAACTTAGATAATTCTGAAACTTCTAATCCTACCGCATCTGCTAATGCTTTTCTCTGTATAACATTCATTCTACTAAGAGCTTCTGCACCACCAACTTGGTTCTTAACCTCAGCCAATACTCCTTCTAAATCACCCTCTATAGCTAATTGTCTAGCTCTATCTAAGTTAAGTTGTCTTCCTAACATGACAGAAGCTTCCATCTGTTTTTCTATTGAAGTTTCAAAGTCTAATATACTTTCAGCTATCTTATCAACAGCGCTTAAATTTAATCCTAATTTTCTAGCTTCTATAGCGGCTCGAGCTAAATTCTTCCCACCTTCCATTGAAAATTTAGCAAAAGTTTCTGTGCTTTCTGCCATATCATTTAAGACATCAGCAGGCGCTACTCTTTCTGCTCTAGCTAAGTTACCAACAGTTTCTAACGTATTTAAATTGGTTTCTAAAGATGCACCATTTAGAACAGACATCTGTTTTGTAAGTCTACCTAAATTTTCTCCACCTATACCAAACTGAGCAGTTATCGAAGCAGCCTGTTTAGCAACACGAGGTGTTACTGCACCTAAACTACCGAACTCTCTATTTAAAGCTGTAACTGCTTGAGCCGCTTGTTCTGTATCACCACCAAGTAAAAAAGCCTGAAAGGAAGCTAATTTCATATTACCTGCTAATCTAGCAGATTCACCAACACTAGTACCTAATTCTTTTCTTACCTCTTTAGCTTGCATTATGAAAGAGCCTACTGCTGCTAATACACCAGCAAAACTTAATGTTTCTTCAATATCAATAGTTTTGCGCTGGTTTTAACGGTATCTTCTAAATCTTTTCCACTATCAGCAACTGTTTTTCCAAATTTATTAGCAATATCGTCTAAATCACCATAATTTTCAGCAAGACGACTTGTTAGTTCAACATTATCTATCTGTCCTTTAGCAAATTGTTCCACATGTTGTAAAATTTTCTGTGCGTCTTCTTGTTCTTTTTTAGTTCCTTTTTCTGATAACTTACCTAAACTTAAAAGCTCTTTCTCAACACCTTTTTGTTTTAATAATTTTCCTACAACACTGTCTTGTATAGAATCTATTTTCTTTTCAATATCTAAACCACGCGATTGAAACTGAAGTTGTTCTTTTTTTAATTTGTTCTTATCAACAGCACTCTTAAAACCTTTTTCTTCTAGTTTAACAATATCTTCTAAATTTTGCTTTATACCTTTTAACGTTCTAAAATCATCAGATGTATATTTTTTATCATCAGCCATTGCTATCTCTTATCTAACCTCTTCTCAAGTTCTCTAAAACTGTCTGCTAAATCTTCTAAGTTTTTATTGAGTTTAGGATCTTTCTTCAGTAAATCTTTAGCAAATTTATTAAGCTTTTTGTTTTTCCATTTCTCAAAGAATTTGTAAATTAAACCTTCTCTACCAGCCATTTTGGTTCTCCATTAGATTATTTTTGTGTGGAATTATTCAATAATAAATATCACATTTATCATTTTTTATAAGATGGAATAGATGATTTGTTACTTTGTTGAGCTTTCTTGACCTCTTCAGCTTCATCCTTAAAATGTTTTTGTAGTCTCTTAAAGTAGAATGTACGGAGATATATAGGCATGTTGTATACCTCTGAAAAAGAAAACATACCTTGTGAGTTAAAACTTATTTGAAAGAGTTGTTCGTGTAGTTGTGGTTTATAATCCAAGGGTAGGCCAAAGAAACGTAACGGTCATCGGGACCGTAAACTCCTTTTCGTTACCTTCATTATCCGTATATGTTGATGTCATATCTACATCTGGTTGAATTTCTGCTACATAACTTCTGAAAGCGATTGAATCTCTTGATAAAAATTCATTGTCTACAAACGAATTAATACTAGCTCTTTTAGTGTCACCATCTATAGAAATAATACTATGTTTTAATCTTGTGGTTAATTCGTAACCGATACCATCAATTTTTTCATAACCTCTAACTTCTTCAGCTATAGTTTTTTCATCACCGGATGTAAGCAGTTTAAATGTCAATTTTCTTTTCGTTGCAGGCAATTCAAATTCAAATTCGTTAGAACCTTTTGATGTTATACTCTCATCTAATGGAATATCTTTCAATGTGGTCAAATCAACCTCTATCTTTCTACCATCTATCTCTACCTCATATTCTTTACCATATGCAAGTATTCTTGATGCGATTAAAATACTATTCTTATCACCAATCAGTAAATCATCTACCTTAATTGATTTATCCACTATAAGTGACTCTAATAACTTCTCTACAACCACACCTTTTTTGATAAGGTTAGCAGATGTTAGAATATCCTCTTCTCTTGCCGTCATGTATTTGATTTCTATTTTACCAGATGATAGGGGACTACCTTCTGGATATAGTAAACCCTTAGACGGCAAATCCACTACTTCTGTAGGGAATTTGACTTCAGCCATATTTGACTCCTATGATTTAGTTTTGAACTATAACTATTTTTTACCGAACTTCTCAGCCGCTGTAACACCAAGTCCAACTACTGAAATGTACATAAAACATTCCAATATCTTGTCCTTGACCTCAAATGTAGAAAAGGTATCAGCACCCCAACTACAAATCAGCATAAAGAAAGCCATAAAACCGACAAATCTTTTACTAGAGATTTTAGCATCACTAGAAAGCATTTCTCTTAAAAAACTCATATTATCCTCTTAGAATTGTAAGATAGCGTAATCGTATCTTAGTGTTAATGTAATCTCATTAGGTTCATTGGTTTCAAAGTTCATGTCACCAAAGTTAGCAGATTGAATCATAGAACCTTTTAGTGTCCATTCTTCTACTTTATCTCCTACAGGACCCAATACGTTGAAAGTAACATCTTTCTTGTAAAAGTCTGAGTATCCATCTCTACCTGTAACAGATTCTTTGTGTAAACGAACCCACTCCATAACTGCCTGTGCACCTGATGGTACAATAGGATCGTAAAGAGTGATTTCCAATGGTTCCCAAGAACCTTTTCCTTTAACATATCTTTTAACGTTGATATGATTTAATTCTATTTCTTCGAATGTAATAGTTGGTCGAGCAGCAGCTCTAATAAGGTATGCAGGGATTCCTTCTATGTACATAATAAACCGATTCTTAACTTTCGGTTCAAAGGGTGTAAACATAATTTCTGAAGGATCGATTATATCTGCCATTTCAGTTCTCCTAATAAGTGTTTAATTCTTTCATATATAAATATAAACAAACTGAAAAATCGATACAGAATATTGAGTTATTATTTCATAGTTTTTTCATAGTTTTTTGATATAATAAAAAAGGGGAACTATTGTTCCCCTCTTCTATTGTTTTACACCTCCTTATTATTCAGGAAATGCAGCACCCGTTGGAAGTACTGAGAAGTCTAATACAATAAACTCAGCAGTCCTTGTAGGTTGTATGAATATCTGTCCAACCAACTGATTTCTGTCTATGACATCAGGTGTATTGTTAGAATCATCCATTACAACTTTGAATGCACTCAAACCACTATTGGATTGAACTGATTCTAAGAACGGATTAACTATATTTAAGAATCTACTTCTTGTAGAACTATCATTCTGTTCGAATACTAAGAATCTACTTGAGGAAGCAATAAACTTCTTCAATCTGATTAATAATCTTCTTACATTGATTCTATCAAGAGCAGATGGTCTAGCCTGTAATGTCTTCTGTCCGAAAACAACTACACCTTGACCTGGAAAGGATGCGATAGGATTAACTCTACCTTCATAAAGCGTATCTCTGTCTGTATGAGTAAGTTTCTTCTGAGTCATACGAACATTTGTTAATCCACCTCTGTTTAGTCCAGCAGGAGCAAACCATTCGTGAGCTACACTGTCTGTGAAAGCAATTACGCCTGGTATTACTACCGATGGTGGTACTAATACTGTACCTGAACCTTTTGAAATATCATCCATTTTAACCCAAGGGTAATAAGTAGCTACATAATTAGTATCTAAACTAGCCACATTATTTACTGCTGTAGCGACATTATCATCAATATCAGAACCATCCATTACATAGAAAGCATCAGCTCTAGCTTCTACCTTGTCTATAGCGTGGTTACTGATAATGTTATGATGTTTATGAATAATACCTGGAGTTACCAACATATTAATATCATACTCATCAGGATTACTAACAGCGTTTATAGCTCTTTTGTAAGCTATAGAACCACTAGCAGTAGCACTACTAATATCAAATCCACTTGTGTTAGCAGAACTAATTGATGTACCAGTATGTTTTGGGTGTGACGGATTAATACCATCAAAACCATGTTGAAATGGTACAGCAAACTTCAACTGTTGAGTTGAAGATGATATATTTAGATTTTGAGTTGATATAGCAAAATTAGTATATTTGCTTGATTCAGAACTACCAGCTGCTCCAAATCCCTTCATATTTGTAAGAAGAAAGTCAACGTTACTTCCTGCATTCTCACTCTTAGGAATAGGAGATAAGTAAGCTTTGTTATCAGCTAATTCGTTTTCACCAAAACGAGGGTCTATCTTAAATCCGTATGGTAAGTCCTCTTTATATGTATTAGAATCTACAGTTGGAATTACCTGACTACGATTAAAAGATGCAGTCGGTACACTTGCAGTAGATTTAATTGGGTCTAATACAGCAGAATATCCCATTGGCTGTAAATTAGGATTACTTTCAAATGTACTTTCTTTGTAATCACCAACTCTAATGTGTCTTGAAGCATTAGGATAATCACCATAAACAGTGATTTCACCATCGTTATTTACAGTTTGAAACTCATCTCCAATTACCTTAACTATATAGTTACCCGAAGTTGGATCTAAGTTTAAATTACTGTAAGTTTCAACAAGACTTCCATCTGCAGTGTAAACTGCTAAACCAAACTCAGCATAATCTGGACTTGAGTTAGAGTTTTGTGGTCTTTTTACATCACGAATTACTGCGTAATGATTATTAGTTTCAGTACCATCAGCTCTCGTGTATATTCTAAATAATTCAGTAGAATCTTGGGATACGATAAATGGTGTTCTTGCAGAAGCTGCATCTGAGTTACCTGAAATAGTACTAATATAGTTACCATCTGAAGTATCTACAGATTCAGTTCCACTAGCAAAATCAATTCCATTATCAGCAAAGTTTTCTATGGACATTGAAGCGTTAGCAGTAAGAGTACCATTTGAAAAAGAGGCACTTAATGCAGTTCTAAAAAACTTATACATATACGCTGGTGCATCTGTTGAACCTATCTTTTGAGCACCAGGAGCAGTAGGAAATTGCTTTCCAATAAAATTAGAGGAAGCACTTGATAAATCACCTGTAGCTGAACCTTTTTCTGATAATGTCAAATTTGAAACACTAGCAGTTGCATTAGCTCCGTTAATCTTCAAAGCAAAGTTACTAGCTTCTGAGGTAGGATCTCCTGACAAAGAACCACTTATTAGTCCCTCACCACTATTATTTGGTTCTGCTGGTAAAAATTGAGCTACAACAAACTTTGTTGCGCCCGAACCACTAACTACTAAATTGAAGCCCGATACCTTGTATCCACCAAGATATCCTACTTTTACTATTGTTACAGTTCCAGCACTATCTAAGTAGTTCTTAACTGTAAAGGGTGTGTAATAATCACTATTGTAAGTTCCAAAAATACTTTCAAATTCCTCAAAGTTTCTGACTACTGTTGGTACGAATGAAGGACCTTTTACTGTCGGTCCTACAATAGCTGCACCTATTTCAGATACTCCTTGAGGTAAAAAAGATAAATCTCTCTCACGAGTGAATACACCTGGACTGACTATTCTCTCTGCCATGTGTTTTCTCCTTTAAAGGTTTAAAAAATTAATATGAAAATTCATTATATATAAATATAAAGAAAATTTTCAAAATACAACCGATTAAGGATTTATTTAAGATTCTTCTACTTCTTCAGCAACTTCTTCTTTAGGCGCCGGTGTAAATACTCCAGTTTGTGGGTCTAATTGACCAGGACCGTACTTTTCATTCAACTCTTCAACTAACTTACGTTCATTGTCTTGAATATCCTTATAATCAGCATCCATTTTTACTTCAGCTTCTTCTAAAGCATCAGCTTGTTGTTGATTAAGAATCTTCTGAACTTTCATTTGTCCAAAAGAAGCTTGAATGCTTTGATAACTTTGACTTAATTCTTGAAGAGACTTTAATTCCTCTTCACTAAATTTAATTTCTTCAGCCATTTTAATAACTCCTTAATTTATTGTTAACATTAATATATATCATATAAGTATACGAAATACGATTTTTTATTTCTTTTTTAACTCTTCTATCTCTTTTTGTTGAGTTTTTACCATCTCTGTTAGTTCCTGAACTGCTTTTACAAGAGGTGTAATCAATTCTGTTTCACCCAATTCCTGCATTCCATCTCTGTTTTCTTTCCAAACAGGAAACTCTGAGTGTCCTACAGAGTCCATAGCTTCTTTAACTTCTTGTGCTACAAATCCATAATGTATCCTATCAGGATTTTTTCTCTCTGTAGTATCTGAGTTATGTTGGTCAAATTCTTCAGGATATTCACTTGGGGCTTTCTTTTGAAACTTTCGTGTTCTTAGTTTTTCTATAAACCCTAATCCTAAATCGTTGTCTTCAATGTTTTTCTTAACTCGTCTATCTGAAGAGTGTGTCCAAGTAGCATTTTCACCAAAGTCGTTTGTTATGTAATCAGAGTCTACACCTATTCTTACTGTTTCTGTTCCACCGCCAGTCATACTTGTTCCAGTACCAGCTTTTATTAGTATTTCATCGGTTATATCTACGGCTGATGGTAAAGCATAATATCCAAGATAAGTATTTCCTGCTCCAGTTGTTAAATTATCTCCAGCGTAAGCACCAAATGCAACATTAAAACTACCATTTGTAAGTGACTCTAATGATTGATTACCCATAGAAGTATTTTTAGTTGCAGAATCATATGCCTTTGCCATAGCATATCTACCAACTGCGGTATTTGCATTACCAGTTAAATTACCAGTTTGGTCACCACCTAACGCTTTATAACCAACAGCAGTTTCGGAATCTCCAGTTGTAGCTTTATGTCCTGCTAAATACCCAACAAGAACTGTTTGTTGACCTGAAGTAATCGCTTTTCCAGCTTGATAACCGATAGCAACCGTTCCAGATGCATCACCGCTGGTTCCTGTAGATTTAAGTGCGTCATACCCAATAGCAACAGAGTAGTTTAAAGCACCAGTTCCACCATATCCAGCATATTCTCCTATAAAAACATTTCGTATAGCAGAGTCATTGTTTATACCACCAGCAGCACCTTGACCAATAGCAATATTTTCTCTTTCATTTCCATCAGCAGTTCCTAACGCTCCACTACCAACAACTACATTATTTGTTCCTGTGGTTAGTAAATCACCCGCAAGCTTTCCTATGAAAACGTTATTACCTCCTGTTGTGATATCATTTCCAGCTTGGTAGCCAATAGCAATATTACCTTCAGCAGTAGTGAAATTAGAAAGAGCCTCAGTACCCACAGCAACACTATACTGACCTGAACTATAAGGAGCAGAGGTTGTTCCGCCTTTACCTGCTTCAGAACCGTAACAGTTTCTCCACCAGTGGTTATCTGACTACCCGCACTTTTTCCAAAAGCTGTATTGTGGTCTCCAGTTGTTACATTTGCACCAGCACCAGAGCCGACAAACGTACTTGCCTCTGCTGATGTTACATTTTTACCAGCATTATTACCTATGGAAATAGTACCATCTGCGGCAGAAGTCATATTACCAGTATAAGCTGCCTGTTCACCGATTATTACGGCTTTATCCACATCGGTTGAAGCGTAAGCAGCAACCCTTCCGATGATTACGTTATTAAATCCAGTGGTTAGATTAGTTCCAGCAGACGATCCCATTATGGTATTATTATATCCTGTGTTTATGGAATCACCTGCACCACCACCTACTGCAACATTATTATATCCTGTTGTGAAAGAACTAAGAGCATTGTATCCAAGAGCAACATTATATGTACCTGTACTATACGGAGCTGATGATGTTCCACCATATCCTGCTTGGTATCCGATGGTAATATTATGACTACCAGAAACGTAAAAACCTGCACGATAACCTATATGTACATTTCCTAATCCTTTATTCATTCTACCAGCAAGTTCTCCGATAGCGACTACTCTGCTACCCATTGCGTTTGGACCTGAGTTTTTACCAATTGAAACGTTGTACGTTCCTGTTGTGAGGTATCTCATAGCATTATTTCCAACAGCAATATTATTATTTGCTGTAGTAACAGCATACATAGCTCTGTAACCAACTGCTACATTACTACCACCAGTTGTGAAACTATAAAGAGCCTCACTTCCAACGGCGGTACTATACTCACCTGAACTATAAGGAGCAGAAGTTGTTCCACCTCGACCAGCACTTTTACCTACAAATGTGTTATTGGAACCTGTGGCATAGTATCCAGCAGATGCTCCTATTGCTACAATATCAGTTCCAGTACTATTTTTATTAATAGCACCATATCCAAGAGCAGTATTATTACCACCTGTTGTTACGAGTTGCATTGTGTACATTCCAACACCAGTATTCTGATTAGCTGAACTAAACGGAGCAGAGTTTGATGCACCTTGACCACTATAAAATCCTATATATGTGTTATTACTTCCTGTCGCATACTGACCAGCTTTATGTCCTATAACTGTATTGAAACTACCAACAACATTTCTGTAAAGAGCTTCATTACCAATAACAGTATTATATGTACCAGTAGTAGTATAATAACCAGCTTGAGAACCAATATGTACACTACCACCAGCAGTCGTTAAAGATTGTCCTGCATAAAATCCCATTAAAGTATTATGAGTACCAGTCTGTAAACTATCACCACACCAAGAACCAACGGCGGTATTTCCACCTGTCCCAGCAGCTGAACCTGAGTAGTTAACTAAAGCACGATATCCAACGGCAGTATTATAGTCATTTCTTTTGTTAACATTTAAAGCACCAAAACCGATAGCGGTATTATACTGACCATCTGTAAGATATCTTAAAGCAAAAGTTCCAACAGCAACTGTTCCGTCTGCGTCTGCTGAATTTATTGATGTACCAGCTAATCTTCCTATAAGAACTGCATCATCAACATCAGCTAGACTCTTTCCAGCTTCAGAACCGATAGCAACATTTTCTGTTCCAGTGGTTATACCTTTACCTGCTTGATAACCTACAGCAGTATTTTGTGTACCTGTTGAGATACCATTTAAACTATTATATCCTAAACCAACATTATAACTATTTGAGTTACCACTAACTCCAAATCCAGACCTATACCCAACATATGTATTGTAAATACCAGTTTGATTGTAAAAGCCTGTATCCTCACCGAGATATACAGACCTTTGGTCGCCTGTTGAAAGACTATAACCAGCTCTATAACCTAAAGCGACTACCTTTTGAACTGTTGTAGCAGATAACATAGCATCCCTACCGATAGCTACGTTCTGAACTCCTGTTGTTAGAGCACCAGCAGCACTCATTCCAATAGCAACATTGTTATTACCAGTTGTGAAACCATCAAGAGCTTGGTATCCAAGAGCAGTATTATTCTCACCTGAACTAAACGGAGCGGATGTTGTTCCGCCTTGTCCAGCGTAACCACCTACAAAAGTGTTATAAGAACCAGTTGCATGGTCACCAGCTTCATATCCAACAGCAACGGAGTAGTTTCCTCTAGCATA